TCATATGAACCGAATGACGCAGACCAAGAATCAATATCATCAGAAACTGAAACGGATGTGCTAGCTGACGAACTTGCAGCATGAACGTGCGACACAAGAGTTGCGTCTTTAAAACCGCCAGTTTTAGTATCAACTCCTGTAATAGTCGTTGTTGCTGGACCACCTGAGTCTGACTTTGCACCAACGATAAATCTATCTCTCAAATCTGGAGTGTTATTAGTACCATCACACAATCTCCACCCTGATGGAATTGTACTAACTGAACCTGACCACATAACAATACAACCAATAGGAATGGCTGAGAAGTTAGCTAATGTAGTCTCTAAAGTAGCTTGACCAGTCTGTAAAGTAGCAATCTGAGTTTCTTGCGTGTTAACTGTAACCTTAACAATATTAAAGTTATCATCTAAGTCCGACAATTGAATAGCACCTGTTCGGTTCTTAAATATATTTGGAATTTCCATGTTATGCCCAGTTAATTTCTACGTTAGATGAATTTCGCCACTTAACAGTTGCAGCATTAATACTATTTATCCAAGTTTTGAATAATGATGGATCAGTCACTGTTGTCGAGTTTACATATTGAATTAAAAGATTCTTGTTCAAATCCCAATTATTATTTACAGTTTTCGTGTACACTCTAGAGTCCACTAAAATATCACCATCGTAAACATTAGCAGTATAAGTGAATGTTCTATTTGGTGCTAAATCTGGGTTGTACTCAACAACCTCGTCTAGTTGCTCGTCTTTAATCGCTCTAAAGTTATTTACAGTGACATATTTATCTACAGGTGTTTTATAAACAACTTTGATATTAAATGCGTCGCTGTAATATCCAGAGATATTATTACCGTTGATATTAATTGTCTCTGGATTTTGTTCTGTTGGTACAACAACTACTTTATAAGTTTTTCCAGGATATAAGTCCCATGTATATGTGAATGAATGAGAGAATGGAGCATATTCATCAACATTCTCCAAACTCTCAATATTCCAGACTGGCTCTGGCGGATCTAATGGTACTTCTGGATCAGGCATTACTTAGCTTTCGGTGGAATATTATTAATCAAGAAGAAACCAGCTGGTAATCCAAGAGCATTTCGTTTATATGTTTTATCGTTAACCATAGTGAATGCCATTTTACGGTTATTATCTTTTCTATAAGAAATATGAATCCAAACAGAATCAGGATGACGATATTCTAAAATTAATTGATCATAAACAATCAATGGTTCAATCTTTTGGACCAACTCGTATGTTTTGTTATACTTGTCTGGAATTGTTAGAGCGATATCAATACAGTGACCCTTACAGTGATCAGATGTTGGTGATTCGTTAGAAACAACACCCTTCAATCTGTAACCAGAAGTAATAACCCACTGAGAATTATAACCTGAACGACCACCTGGTAGAACGTCAAGGATAGGTTCAAGTGCGTTATTAGCAGTTTCAGCTAAATTACCAACAATTTCTTGAACCGAGTACAAACGTTCATTGGCGCCAGAGTTCGGCTTCAACATCTGAGGTGTTAGTTTATGTTTACCACCAACACCACCAGAAATCATCATACCAAGAACAATATTTTTAGATAACTTGTAATCGTTAGAGAAGTCTTTGGTTTGTTGAATGTTAGTTTTATCAACAACAACTGGTTTATTAGAACCGCCAGTCAATATACCAGATTGCTCATCAGCTACTGGTAATGGCGCATCAGGAACACCCTCTTTAGATGCCTGTTTATTTGCCTGAGCACGACCTTCAGGTGTTTCCCAATCTTCTGGAGTTTCGATTACAGCTCTTTCCTCGAACTCTCTTGGCGGTGCAACCGAGTATCTAATAGTTTCGTTTAGTGGATTACCAGCTTCAGGGGGATTTAATGGGACATCTGGTACATCCTTTGCGCCATCTGCACCATTACCAAATTGACCTTCAGAGTAATCCATTCTGGTATCGCCACCAGATAAGTAGTGAGCGTTTCCTTGAGATTCAACGTTTACGTTCGCACCCTTTGTAGAAAAATCACCAACAGATTGCATAAACAAATTAGACTGGGACTTAACATTAATACCGTTAGCATCAATATCAAATTTACCACCAACTTTAAATGATAAATCTCCACCAACCGCTAGTGTTGTATCATTAGCAACGCCAATTTCTAGATTGTTACCAACTTCAACTTTTGCGTTTTGTTCTACTTTAATATTAGCATCTGTTCTTGCATAAACATTAACGTTTCCATTAACAGTAATATTACACTCACCAGCAACGTGAATACAACCATTCTGTTCCATCAGAATATAATTATCACCAACAATATAGTTTACCTGTGTTCCATTTGGATCAACTTCAGTAAATGTACCAGTTCTGTGATATAGATTAATGCGTTCATATCCTGGAGAGTCATCAAACTCCATAACGTGACCAGATTCAGTTTCCATTACTTTATTGAATGGATACTTAGCTCCATATGGTGCCAGTGGCTGGTCCCATGTCATTCCAACTGAAGTTGGAATACCAGTTTTTCTATTAGCATCTTTTAGTTTAACAATAGTACCTTCAATAATACCACGTGCTAAACGATTTACATCTGATTCACCAATATAATTTTTAAGAGGATATTTGTTATTTGGGTCACGAAAACCTAAACCAAAAGAACCAGTTTGAATAGATTTCGCAGATGGTCCTGGTTTACCGTCACCTTCTTCTGCAGCAATTGGCGCATTTGCGCCAGCGTCTTTAACAACACCACCTGCAGCTTCTCTACCATAAAAATATTCATAGTATGCTAATTTACGTGCAGCAATGTCTGGTGAGTTTACACCAACAGCCTTTTTAGCAGCATAAAAATATCCTGGGTGATCGTTTGTATTTACACCCTTTGCAACTCTGTCTTTAATATAAAGAGCAGCAATAATCGCAGAAACATTAATGTCTGAGTCAAGAGAATCTGGGTCATTAACAATATCAACATTCAAACCCATTTTGTTAGCAAGGTCATTATACTTTTTATAATTTGAATAACCTGTCAATTGAATAAAACCACGACCATAATACTTACCACCCATCTCATCGGTAGTATGTCCCATAAAACCTTTACCACGTTTAGTTGGTCCATAACACCATGAGAAAAATTCTTCTCGAGAAACGCCATTTTTAGTTGCGTTTGCATATTTTGCTACGTCTTCTTCGGTTGCGAAACTAAAAATTTGTTTTAATCTCGATGCACTGTAGTTGAATAATTCTTTTTTAGGAATCCACCCAGACTCACCACCAGCAATACCCAACAGAGCACACTTTTGTTCTTTAGTTGTTAAACCAACTTTATCGCAAGCTGTAATAAGTGCTTTAATACCCTCAGACGCTTTAGTCTGGGTATTTTTAAACTCAGGTAAAGGTGGTAATGTTGGAATTTCACTATTTACAGGAGTTGGTTTTACTGCGTCTGCTTTTTGATCTAGTGTAGAACCTGTAACGTTAGTTTTAGATTCAATAACATTTTTAGCAGAAGATAGCGGAGGTTCAAAATCAATTAAATTTTCACCAAAGTCACGAACTGGTTTAGACAGAGTAATTTTAGTACCACTGTCAATTGAAGTAATTACTGTTCCATATTCAATACCAAAACCAGAAACACGCATGTTGGCTTCTAATACTTTAGTGATGTCTGTTCTGTTAGAATTAGGATCGTATAATGTAATTTGCTGACCAGTAATTGGACCAGGAGTAGAACGAAGCGTGATTGTCTCAGTAGCAACGTCTTGTTTAATAATTGGACCAGAGTCATCAAAGTCAATAGGTACTGGTTCAGTAGCAATACCACCAACAGCACCCATAATTACACCTTGTTGATAACTATCATCAAGATACATAACAACAACTGATGAACCTTCAACTGGACCAATAGGTGTCCAACCAATACCATTCATAGCAGCTGACGTGGTTGGCTGCATAGTTGCACACCATGGTAAATCAGATGTTGGTAATAAGTTTTTATCGTGAGTGTGTAAACCTACAACACGAACTTGACAACGACCCAACTCAAGTGGGTCACTTCTATTTTCAACTACACCGAAATAAATGTTCTGAGCCATTAAACAACCTTCTTCATAGAGTCTTTAATTAATTCAATATAGCAAGTGTGTCCAGAAACGGAAATTTGGTGATTAATTGCAGATACCAAATATTTACCGCTGTTAACATCATCAACCAAGTCTTCAACACGGTCAGACTTTCTCATTGGTTGCTTCTTATATAGAGTTAATTCAGCAACCTGCCCAACTGTATAGTCGCATCGACCAGGAACTGAAATATTAATTTTTTGCGCTTCTGCCATTTTCAAGAAAGAAATACGTTCTTGAAGAATACGTGCGTTTGTTGTGTCACCGAAAGAAGTAAATGTTTCAAAAGCTCTCGGGAACAAAATATGTTTAGCATTACTTCGACTAATTGCTTTGTCTGAATATAAAGGGTTGTCATTTAAGTGACCCTGTTTGCCAAATCTATTTTTAACGTCAAAGTTTTTAACAGTATATGTTTTCTTTGTAGAGTCGTAAGAAATAAGTTTTGACGAATACATACCACCACGTAATCTATCCATATAGTCGTATGCTTCAATAAAATCAATCTCACCAACACGTTTGTAATCTTCTAATATGTTAAGAATGTTACCACCTTGTGGAAAACTATCACGAGAATATTTGTCCATTACAAACTGTTGATATACTTTACCTTTATAGAGTTTTTCTAATGATTTAAAATTAAAACCATCACGGTTTTCAAAGAAAAGGAAAGAAGGTGATTGAGTTTCAGAGATAGAGTTATCTGATAAAAATGTCAGGTTCTTAACTGGTCCCCAATATGGAGAAACATACTTAATAGTATTACGAGTATTCTCGATATGAAATTTCTTTTTACTTTCTAAACCATCAATCTTATCTTTAACGAAAGTCCCAACAATATCAGAAATTTTACCTGCATAAACTTTACTGATTTTCTTGTTTGAATCAATAAGTGCTTCAACAGAAATAAAATTTAATTCGTAACCAATAGATCTATCGCCAAGGTTAATCTTGTCGTTCATTTTATAAACATGAAATGTACCTTCAATACTTTTATCTAGAGTTGGCGTTGATATTTTTAATTCAATATATTCTTCACCGAGTAATGGAAGTAAAGATTGTAGATCAAAGGATTCTTTTAAAACGATTGAACCTGTGATAAAAGGTGAGAAAATATCTTCATAAATTCTCACCTGAATAAGTTGGTTTCTGACGTTCTGATACACACCCTTCGGTGTAATCAATGTTACTTTTTCAATGTTTACGTCACCAGCAAAACGTAACGGAGACGCTGTATTAATAGTCTGTGGCATTATAACTCGTCTTGATAATTTCTAAGAATTGTTTCTAGTAATGTTGGAGAAATAATTTTTATTCTGCGTTTTCTATCATTCTCAGCACGGTGAATAACATCTCCAGTTACGGGAATTGCTCCTGGAGAGTTTGCATTAACAACATTACCCAAAGGACTTACAAAAACAACTGGGTTGTGTTCTCTACCTTCAGTTTCAACATTTAACCTAACATTACCAACACCAGCGGCAACTGTTGCACCTTCTTTTCCATGAGCAAGTAACCATGCCTCACTTGTACCATTTAACGGAAAATAGAAGTATTGCGTTACTTCATCTAATCCGATTGGGTCAGAAGGGAAATTAATCACCTTAACAAACGATGAATCATCATCTCTAATTGTAATTTTAGTTGGAGCTGTAAGATATTCTACTTCAAATGGAACTTGCGTGCTTGTAATTCTAATATTGAAATATCTATTACCATCAGCTTTTGTATCCCAAAACCAATCATCAGAAAATAATCTTGGATTATATACATCAGCAATGTGTCTTTGTAACACGGGTTCAATCATTGGAAAATCTGCACGGTAATCATATTTACCATTACCAAGCATAACAACCCAATGATATTCTGCAGAACCATAAAATTTTTCAGCAATAATCTCTGGAGTTTCTCCATCAACAATATCATACTCATCATATAGAGTAATGTTACTTAGTACATCTTTTCTGAAACGAATATTTCTAGTAATATCTTTTACAACACTGGTTTTAATTCTATCGCCATAATTAAAGTCGTATAAGAATTGTGGAAAATCTTTGAAGTACATTATAGACCTCCTGGCAATTCGCCAATTGTTTCCTTAGAAGCAAGCTGTAGCTCTCTAAACTCTAGGGATACGTTAATTTGTGTTGGCATACCATTCGCGAAAACAGAGAAGTTTCCGTTTGGCGTATAGTTAACATTCATACCTTCTAAAACGCAAGAAGTATGGCGATGTAAGTTTAAATTCTCACCACCGTTTGTATAATAGATAATATCAAACTCAGATGGGTAAATCCAGATGTAGTTTAATTCACTCTTAAACTCTGGGTGCATATGTAACTTAAATTGGTGAATAATTTTTAGTACGTTTTCTGATTCAAATTCATCTCTTGGGTAGAATTGATAATCAAAAGTAAATTTACGGAATTCTACACCTTGGAAAGTTTGTTCTTTCTTCGGGTTAGCTGCAACACCCATGGCTGCTGAAATAGCACCCTTTGCTGGCATTTTATTTAATGCGTAAGCAAAAGCACCTTCTTTACCAAGTGAACCAAGGTCAGTTAAGTTTTTCTTTGCTGCGGTCGGATTACCAGCCATCGCTTCGCCAACTGCGTTTGCTGCGCCAGAACCAGCTTGTAATAACGCTTGAGCAGCTGCTGTGTCTTCTTCACCCCATGTTGTAGCATAGCGAATACTTAATTGGTTTGGGATGTGTAGAGCAATAGCAGTTTTTAAT